CGGGATTCCAGTCACTGCCCCCGGCAGGCGCGAAGCGCCCACCGTTTTACAGGCTGGATAGTGCTTAGGTGCACACATCTATTTTGTTTGGCCTGGATACGCAAGCGTACCAGGATCCAACTTTGGGTGTTCCAGACTTCGGCTTGACTAGCCGAGAGCCCGTCTCCGCTTAGGCATACGCCGTACGGAGAAGCTCGTTCCAACGCTACTAAATGGCTTAGACTCTCGAACCAGTAGAGTCCTAAGTCGTGCCCATAGGTTGATAAGACCCGTAGTAGGCGGTTTTACATCCTTATCTCTAAGGGTGAATTCCACCTTAGCCGGAAGGGATGAAATCCCCTCATCAGCTAGCATGACCTGATTCCAAACTGATTCTAGACCAGACCATTCAGGGAGGATTCCTGGATCCAGTACCCGTAAGACGTTATCGATTTTCTCGTGTCTCCGTCTCAGACCCAATTGGTACGGATAAGTAACCCACTCGCTAAAAAGTAAATTGAACTGAGACTCCCCAGTCTCAAATCCAAAGAACTCCTTAGTTCCACTGCTGAAGAACGGTTTCATCTCGATCTTTGTAGATCCTTGAGACTTCGCCGCTCTAGAGCCGGCACGGTCAGCGCACTCCCCCCCATCTTCAGAAACCTTCTTAGCGAAAGTTGCATCCGATAGACGGAACGTGGTAACATCGTGCAGCAGGGTACTCACCCGGCGATTAGCTCTGAGGAGATACGACAGTATGTCCTTCCAGAAGATTCCGGCTGTGAGCCAGGCCCTTCTTTGGTCCACAACTGCCTCAGTTCCGCCCGGTGCCACGGAGGTTAACCATGCCTCAATAGGCATTGGCCAAGCCCCGCCCGGACGGCAGAGATAGGCGAGCATCTTAGAGAGACGATTCCCGATACCTAGTGCGACAGGGAGTCGCGCCAGATTCCGGAACCGGAAGCCCATGGAAATTGCTACGGAAGAAAATCGGATCACTCCGAACTTCATATTCTTTGCGACCAGTTCCCCCAGGGAGCCCAAGTTGCATCTCGCAACAAGGAACTCGGCCAGAGAAATTGGTGAGCAATCCCGCCCACGTATCCATGTTCGTTTAGCGAACTCAATGGATGATTGGCTAGAAACCAGACTTTTGGCTAGTCCGATCTCCACACCCAGAGCATCCATGATACGAAGGTATTCCATAGCGACCGCACGGTCAGCTATGACCACATCATCCCCCAGCACTGCATACAGCAGGAACCATCCTGGCGCCCTAGGATACGCCTTTGAAGCCGCCATTTGTACAATCGCATGATGTACCAACGCGAGCATAGCCCACGAAGATAATGCGCCCATAGGCTGTCCTACAGAGTACCAGACAGAACCATAATCGAGATTCCAAGATTTCGCAATCTTGGGAAGACGGTATGGCTGTCCGACTAAGAGGTAGGCCCACAGGTTAGCAAGTTCTTCACCCAGCAGCGGTATTAGGAGAGCGACCTGAATCCGGATGGGTATCCGGTCAGTCGCCGCCGATAAATCGTACGAAGCGACCCAGTGTCCCTTGCCTTCGAAACCAGCAATCAGTGACTCAACGGGGCGAGTTTGATTGAAGGTCCCGTCGGTGGGTATCTGGCGCAAACGTGCGAAAATCCATTGATGCAGGGGGGCCATCAATGTCTGAGTGATCAGATTCACCATGGCAACTACTCTGATCTTCCCCGGCTCCCTTAAGAAAGCCAGAGCCCCAAACGCAAGAGGTTTCCTCCAGAAGTGGTCAAGGTACCAGCGCCGGTATAGATACACCGGATCGCAGGCCCAAGGTAGCAACGGATGAAGACCACACTCTGTGGTGGCCATCCCGGACTGCCAGTTTACCACTGTAACCAGAGGAGACCCCTTTACGCACCTTCCTGAGCGAAGATCATCTCTCATCCCTTCAAATGCCTCGTCCCATTTCTGGAACACGACACTATCAAAGACCTTGAGTACCTTCCGGAGAGCCCAGGTGAACTCGACGCCATCCACGAGGCTCAACCATTTAGTTATGGCTGAAAACACCTCTGGATGCGACCCTGCGAGGGCCACATCCCACAGAATCCCCATTACTGAGGTAAAGCCACCCGAGTTCGGGGAGCACTTCTGCATGAATGGAATCTGTTTGGGGTCCAGCTCCCTGTCAGGTCGCAACTTCCATGACTCACCACTTATCGAGCGGATTTTGTCGTAGAAAGTCGGGACCCACTTCACCCAATCCACCATAAACCCATCGATGTCCTTTCCAGGTTCCATGATAGTTTTCAACTTCAGCGGCCCCTTGAACTCTACCACCCGGTAGAGCCCGAAGAGGGTTAGCCAAAGTCTAATCACTGCCACGTCCCCCAGGAGAACACGAACGCGGTGTTGTGGATTAATGATCCGTGGAATCCCCGTACGAGTCCTAGAGACAGCTGCACCAAGGGCCCAAGTGCTCGGAGTTACCATCCCACCTGCGGCTTGCTGTAAGCAAACACTGCAGGCTTTCAGGTAGATTGCCAAGCCTCTAGGACCCATTCTCCTGTACAAACGACGGACATTCTGGGCGAAACCCCAGGTAACTTTCACGTTGGAACTTGTTAATTGCCCAAAGACCAGCGGTACGACCCGAAGGATCATAGCCGCTAGTTTTAATTCTGATTTTACACAGAATGACCAAGTTAGAGTGTGCGGTACTAGCACTTTATATAAGTGTTTTGTGTTGCGCATAACAATTTGAATTTTGTTAAAAGTCCGAAGACTAACTTCTAACCCTTCGGTTTCCGGGACCCACCAGGGCAGGTCCGGCCGCAGGTCGCTTTAGCAAGCTCGTGGTGTTAGTAACCACTTAGGGTTGATTGGGGCAATATCAAGCACCAAGGAGACCCCCTCACGAATGAGGATTTCAAGGCAATCCCATATGACCGCAGAGGCTGTTTCAATTGTTATCAGCGTACGATTCAACGGGGACCGCCAAGAAACCCCCTCATAAGTGAGGATTTCCCAAGTAATCCCATACGACCACAGAGGCTGTTTCCATTGTTATCAGCGTATAGTTCGACGAGGACCACCGACTCCGATCGTCATTTTGCAATGCCGAACGGGGTTCCACTAGTATTACTACTAGAAACTCCAGGGTTGGCTCTTTTACTCCCCAATGACCCCAACGCAGATGAGGATCCGATGTCGGAGGTTCGTCTTTCGACAGGCGCGCTGAGACGGTCTCATGACCTGGCTCTAGGTTTTCCCTAGTAGCGAACTGGATTTCCCAGCTCGTGCGACCCCCTTGCACAGCGAACTGTACAAGGCCATTAGGTCATCACCAAGTGTACTCCGGGTTCACCCCGGAAGCGCATTGCCATGTAGGGCCGGTATCACTACCGGGTCACCTTTCCACTAGGCCCTCAAGACCGGGCAGATCAAGAGGTAAACATTTTACTGAAGGTCGCCCTGCAGTCTCCCCAAGTTACCTAGGTGGCTCCGACAGCTCATCTGTGCTGCCGTAGGTAGGACGTACCGCTACATGTTCCACAACAGTTATCGCTCGGATTTAGAACTCCGATCGCCAAGCAACTAGCTTGGTACACAATAAGTGCTTAGGTTCATGTCACACACTAAAACCATTTAAGGTTTACAGTGCAGGGTGTTGTTGTCCAACGCTCTCGCGCTAGTCCGCTTTTCAGCGG